CAGGAGGTGTTGGCTGGAGAGTCACAGGGTATTCCTGATGATGTTCTTGAGGAGGCAGGGGAGCAGTTGAAAGAATCTTTGCGTAAGCAGTTCAACACTCCCCGCTCTGAGAAGTTTCGCCTGAGAGCAAGCAACATTGGTCGCCCATTATGTCAACTGCAACACGAGAAAATGGGTACAAAAGGTATCCCATTGAACCCAAGTCAGCTTTTGAACTTTGTGTTTGGGGACATTGTTGAAGTTGTCTATATGGCAATTTTGAAAAGCATCTACGGGAAGAGCCTAAAAGGTGAACAGGAAGTATCGGTAGAACTAGCGGGTGTCACCATCAAGGGCCACACTGACCTCAGTATTGCGGGTTACGTGCACGACGTAAAGTCTGCTAGTCATTGGTCCTTCACCCATAAGTTTGACACTGGCGACACAATGAAGTCAGGTGACGCCTTTGGCTACATCCCCCAGCTTGTGTTCTATTCTCGTGGCGGTGCTGGTAAAATTGGCGGCTGGTTCGTGATGGACAAAAGCAATGGGGATGTAAAGTTTGTGCCTCTTGAGTTGTCGAAGGAAGAGGAGCAACAAATCTGGCAAGAACTTGAGGACAAGGTTCGTAAGCTAAATGATGATGCCCCATTCGAGAAATGTTTTGATGATGAACCAGAAGTGTTCTACAAAAAGGAGACGGGCAATCGCATTTTGGGAACATCCTGTAGGTTCTGTCAATACCGAAACACTTGTTGGCCTAATCTGCAAGTTCGCCCAAAGATTCCTTCAAAAAGTAAGAACCCGCAGGACGAATACTACACACATGTAGCAGAGGAGTACGCCAACAATGACGATGGAAAATGACTATGAGTACTTCATGAACTTCCCGGAACCAACAACCAAAGAACAACGGGAGGCTATTAAACTAGCAACTGAAACTGCATATTCAATGCTTGACCAAAAAGTGTTAGAAACTCAGTTATCTGAAGCCCTCATGAACCTACTAAAGAATATTGATAAGGAGTACGATTACATGTCGTGTGGCTCTTACAACGTGGTTCCTGTTGAAGGGACAGATGATTTCCAGTTTGAAATCACAGGGTACATTGGGTTTCATGAGCGGGACGAGGAGATCAAACCTCTGAAGATAGTGTGGTGATCCTGATGCCAATAAAGCGTAGTGGATTTGAAGATTCTGTGTGTGGTGATCTTGACAGACGTGACATCAAGTATAAATATGAAGAGGACAAAATCCCTTATGTTGTGGAGCACAATTACTGGCCTGACGTAAGATTAGACAATGGTATCTACATTGAAATCAAGGGAAGGTTGTTACCAAAAGATCGCACCAAAACTAGGGCAGTTTTGAAACAAAATCCCGGCATTGACCTTCGCTTTTGTTTCCAACGTCCTAACAACTATATTTACAGGGGGAGCAAGACGACATATGCTCAGTGGTGTGACAAACTAGGAATACCTTGGTGTGAGGGAACCATTCCTCAATCATGGGTAGAAGAGAAACCAAAACGCAAACGAGTGACACGAAGGAAGAAGAAATGATGTCTCAATACAGTACAAATATTGGCAAGGTGAAAGAGTTTTGGAAAGCCAGAAACGAGAAAACGGGAACCTATGAAGAGCCAAGTGTGTCTCTTGCTGCCCGTTTGTTCATTGAGGAAACAGATGAGGTGTTGGAAGCGCTTGACTATGATTATGCACGACATGAAATCTTGAAGGAGCTTTGTGATACTGTGTATGTTCTACATGCAATAACAATGGCTTATGGTATGGAGGATAAATTTGAGACAGCATTTAGTATTATCCATGCTAACAACATGGATAAAATTCGCCACGGGACGATTGATGAAAATGGTAAATTAATTAAACCAAAACATCATCCCTCTGTATTACCCCAACTACGCAAGCTTTTGGAGGACTAATTGTGACAGGAGAACAGGTCGTCAAAGGTAGGATTTCCTTTGGATTCTCAATTGACCGGGATGAGTATCCTCTCCCTGTGGATGACAGATTGGATGAAAGCATCGCTGAAGATGTCGAAAAGCTCTTGGAGGAGCTTGATGGTTGGCAATTTGGAACAATAAAGGTGACCCTTAAATGAGCACTATTACTCACACAGATAAACATTTTGGACCAACCCTTGCTATTAGTGAGGAGATTCACGCCACCAAATACCGTCAGGATGGTGAGACATTCAAGCAAGCGATGTCCCGCATTGCTCAGACCCTGACGGGTACACAGGAGGAGTTTTACGATGTTCGACAGATGCTTTTGGAGCAGCGCTTCCTTCCTGCGGGACGCGTACAGTCCGCAATTGGTAGCACTCGTCGTGTTACACCCTATAATTGTTTCGTAAGTGTAACCATTGAAGACAGCATGGCATCAATTATGAATGCAGTGGCTTATGCTGCGGAAACCATGCGTCGGGGAGGAGGTATTGGGTATGACTTTTCACGAATCAGACCCAGCGGTAATCGCATTAAAACGCTTGATTCTCCTGCATCCGGACCAACCAGTTTCATGGGGATTTTTGATGCGCTTTGCAAGACGATCTCCTCGGCTGGTCACCGCAGGGGAGCGCAGATGGCTGTTCTTCGTGTTGATCACCCAGATATCGAGCAATTCGTCCATTGTAAAACGGATGATACAACACTCACCCAATTCAACATCAGTGTTGGCGTCACTGATGACTTCATGCACGCTGTGCGGGAAGACCTTGATTTCAATCTTGAATTCAACGGAGAAGTCTACAAAAAGGTAAAAGCTCGTGCTTTGTGGGACCAGATCATGCGTAACACATGGGATTGGGCAGAGCCGGGAGTGTTGTTCATTGATCGCATCAACCACAAAAACAACCTGTGGTATTGTGAGCGCATTGAGGCTACCAATCCATGTGCGGAACAGCCACTTCCTCCACATGGCGCATGTTTGCTTGGGAGCCTGAACCTTGTTAAATATGTTGAGGAGAGAGACGATGGTGTACGAGGTATCAACATCACACTTCTGACGCAGGACACCATGAGAGCAGTCCGTATGCTGGACAATGTAATTGATGTTGCTGAGTACCCGTTACTAGAACAGCGTGAATCCGCAATGAATAAGCGGCGTATGGGTATTGGCCTCACTGGTGTGGCAAATGCTATTGAGGCGTTGGGGTTCCCTTATGGTTCTGATGGTTTTATGGAAGTCCTACGGGAAGTTATGACAGTAGTTCGTGACTCCGCATACACTGAAAGCATCGAACTCGCAAAAGAAAAGGGTAGCTTCCCCCTGCTGGACAAAGAGAAGTTTTTGCAATCAGGGTTTGCAAAGACCCTGCCAGAATATATTAGAGAAGGAATTCGGGAACATGGCATCCGTAACAGCCACCTACTATCTATTGCCCCTACTGGCACTATATCTCTTAGCGCTGATAACGTCAGCAGCGGTATCGAACCCGTCTTTTCGTACGGCTATGACCGCACTATTCAAACGCCTTCTGGACCCAAGGTTGAACGAGTTGACGACTACGGGTACAGAGTATTCGGAGTTAAGGGACGTACAGCAAATGAAGTCAGCGTCCAAGAACACGTTGAAGTACTCAATCTAGCCTCATTTTACGTGGACTCTGCTTGCAGCAAGACCTGTAATGTTGGTGACAATGTAACCTTTGATAAGTTCAAGGAGGTTTACATGCTTGCCTATGATGGTGGAGCGTCTGGTTGTACAACCTTTCGTGCTGCTGGTAAGCGTTATGGTATCCTGAATGCCAGCAAGGATGAGGAAGTAGTAGAAGACAAACCTGAGTCAAAGGAGGACTACATTGACGAGAACATGGGGGCCGCATGTTTCTTTGATCCAGAAACAGGGAGGAAGACCTGTGAGTAATAATAGTACTGTCTACAAGCGATTTGGCATCCCCTTGCGTCACCAATACGAGGCAGGGGGACGAGCCTTCAGCGGGGGTTACATTGAGAATCCCTACAAACCGGGAACCAACCAATACAAGGAATGGCAGCGGGGT